GATGACGAACACGCTGGCGTAGAGCTTACGCAGGAAGAAGTTGACACCCTATTAACCGATAAGACTGGAGGAATGTACAATGTTTAGGAAATTCGAGCATGTAAGGGTAAGTGAGATTACCTGTGTAATAGAACCACCGTATGAAATACGTTACGACAGCTTGACACAATTCATGGACGCTATAACCAAGAAGTTACGTGGTATAAAGTTTGGTAGTATAAATGCCGCTGGTCATATCCATGCCTATTATCCTGACGAGGTGTTTACACGTGGCCGTATCAGTCATGGTGACGTGCGGCAGTTTGATGATGGTGAGAACAAACCAACGTACAATGTGTTTTCGCCATTCATATCTAACGGCAAGACTACCGACTGGAACGCTTCCGTATACTTCCGACTTACGTCAGTCAATATCGACACGGCTGTACGTAATGCGGTCAAGTACTTACGTAAGTTCACACCTGTCAACATAGTACAAGCCACTATCGACAAGGTAGACCGTGGTCGTAGGGGCATATCCACTGACGAGCAGTACGCTATACGAGCAATATGCGAGAAGATAGTTGACCGCCCGAACATGCCCAAAGCTCTTTTCCGAGAGCTACAACACCTTAACAATGTGGGGCATAAGTTCTGTGACCCTGAGCTTGGCAGTAATGTTGCTGAGTACTTTGTCAAACATGCCGAGCATGTAGAGAACGAAGATACGGGTAAGGACTACACGTTTGTGTATGTTGAGACTGTGGGTGGTCAACACCGATTCACAACTATCCCCATGCCCGACTTGTCTACGCTCGATACCCAGATAGGCATGAACCGTACTTGCTCTGATACTTGTGCGGATATGATGAAGGCTAGTGTGGTGCGTGATGAGTTACCTGACGACGTGTTGTCAAAGGTGTCTGTTCTTACCGTAAGCCAAGACGGTACGTTTCTTGATGGTGTTGGCTACAAGTTCTGTGACGAGGTGTACTATGTCTACAAATAATGAAATAGGCCGGCGTAAATATAGACGTAAATATGAAAGAAGAAAAATCTGGCGTGCGGTTGAAAATAATCCAGCGCTCTTGGACGATTTGTTTCATGCTTTAATGATAGAAGATGATGGCGTGGTAAATATACGATGCGTCGGTATGGATTGTGTTGATTCAACACTAAAAGATGCGTATGATAATGTAAATGAATTACCCGAGTGGGTACAGCTAAAGGTTGCTGTACTCATGGCTTGCCAAGATGGACATACCATAGACACTATTGGTAGGCGTGTTGACGACTCAACATTTTGGATTTACGGAGGTGAAGAATGACACAGATAGAAATTGATGCGTGTAATGCGTTACTACGTATCGCAAGCTCATTGGAAAAACTTGTAATTATGATAGAGGAGGAACGTAATGGCTATGACACCCGAGGGGAAAGTGAAGAAGAAAGTAGCTAAACATCTTGACGATTTGGGGTGCTACTATTTTTACCCTGCCACTGGTGGCTACGGTAAGAGTGGCGTGCCGGATATAGTGGGGTGCTACAAAGGGAAGTTCTTTGGTTTGGAATGTAAAGCGGGCGGCAACAAACCAACACTATTACAGGAGAAGAACTTATACCATATATTAGTGAACGGTGGCATATCCGAGGTAATAAACGAGGACAATGTAGACCGAGTGAAGCAGATACTGGAGGGTATCTACCACGACCCGAACCAACTAGAGTTGGACTTTGGGATAATTTAGCTCCGGCCTCAGTAAGTCGAGGAATAGGGCGTAGCCGCAGGTCGCGTATGACTTATAACCTGCACCATTCATTAATTATTCTTGGGAGAGAATTATGACTTATCGTAAAAAGAAAGGTGGTAAACACACACATTCCGCGCACGGTCAAACAAACTGGGTGGACGTAGACAAGCCAAACCCAGCAGACATTGCGTTGGAAGACTTAAAGAATAGTCCAGTATTTCCAGCACCACTTGCCAAGCATGTCAACAGCTTTGGCATTACCGTTGCGAACAACGTCATGTTAAGACACAAGACTATGGGTAAGATTCACCGGCTGGTGCTTGCTAATAACAAGAAAGCGTTTGCTGGTATATACAGCTTTGGCCCAGTGGCGTACTACGACTTGTGGCATCTTGTTCCTGATTACTTTAACCACATACGAGATGGTGGTAAGCCTGCCGATTTTGTACCCAACAAGTACCCACCCAACCCGTGGCGAAATAGAAAAAATGCGGAAGACCAAACCGCGTACGATGTAGAAAAGAAAAACTTTTACAAGTATAAAATCAAGCCGAAGTCTAAGGTGGTGACACCAAAGGTAGAGACGCCAAAGGTAGTTGAGCTACCACAACCCACCCCCGTTGTGAGCAACGTAAGTGACGGTAGCACAGCAAGTTACTACGAGTTACCGGCCAAAGCTACCGAGCTACAGCACCTGATAATGTACAAGGACATGAACTCACAGATGGGTGAGATATTCCGTGCGTGTTACAGGTATGGGCAAGCATCACACAGTGACAAGTTGCGTGATGCTAAGAAGATCAAGTTTTATATCGAAGCCGAGCTTGAGAGGCTAGAGCAATGGACTTGATAACAATAGATTTTGAAACATATTACGACAAGAAGTTCTCACTAAGTAAACTTACGACGGAAGAATACATACGTAGTTCTACGTTTGAAGTGATTGGTGTTGGCGTAAAAGTAAACAATCAACCTACAGAATGGGCAAGTGGAGATCATGATGAAATTAAACAGTATCTACAACAATTCAATTGGCAGAATGCTATGCTGGTTGGTCATAACAATATGTTCGATGGCGCTATTCTCAACTGGTGCTTTGCTATTCGCCCTCGGGCTTATTCCTGCACTCTTTGCATTGCCCGTGCTTTACACGGGGTTCAAGTTAGTGGGAGCCTCGCGGCAGTTGCTGAACGTTACGGTGTTGGCATCAAGGGTACAGAAGTACAGTCCGCGTTGGGCAAAAAGAGGTCAGATTTTCGACCAGAAGAACTAGACGCTTACGGCGACTACTGCATCAATGATGTAGAACTTACGTACAAGTTGTTTGGTATTATGGGCAAGCAGTTTCCGAAGAAGGAACTCAAGCTCATAGATACCACGCTACGTATGTTTATTGAGCCTGCTCTACGTATAAACTCTTCCGCGCTCGAAGAACATCTTACACAAATACGTTCTCACAAAGACGAACTCGTCAAGTCCTCCGGGGTGACGAAAGACACGCTGATGAGCAATGATAAGTTTGCTGATGCTTTGATGGACGCAGGTATAAAACCACCTACAAAAACTAGCCCCACCACTGGTAAACAAACTTACGCCTTTGCCAAGACGGATAGGGCATTTCAAGACATGCTTGTGAGTCAGAACCCATATGTCAAGGCGTTAGCCGAGGCAAGGTTAGGTGTGAAGTCTACGTTAGAGGAGACACGTACCGAGAGGTTTATGGGTATAGCTGAACGTGGCGCACTACCAGCGCCGATAAAATACTATGCCGCACACACTGGCAGATGGGGTGGTGATGACAAGATCAACATGCAGAACCTACCTAGTCGTGGCAACAAGTCATTGAAAGATAGTATATGTGCGCCTGAAGGGTATATGCTAATTGACTGTGATTCCTCGCAGATTGAGGCACGTGTGCTCGCATGGTTGGCAGGACAAGATGACTTAGTGAAAGCATTTGACATAGGTGAAGATGTTTACAAGAAGATGGCCGCAGATATATACAATGTGTCAGTCGATGAAGTTACCAAAGAACAACGGTTTGTTGGTAAGACAGCTATACTTGGCGCAGGTTATGGTATGGGTGCGCTACGGTTTAAAGACCAACTCAAAGCACAGTCAGGTGTAGACATAACGCTAGACGAAGCACGCCGAATCATAGAGGTATATAGACAAAGCAATTGGAAGATAGCTCACTTCTGGCGTGCGTGTCAGGACATGCTGGTCAAGATGTACAACAATGAGCCAGCAGGCATAGGCACTAACAAACTAATTAGCAGTACGGAGCAGGCAATCAAGTTACCATCTGGGTTACTGATGCGGTACGATGATCTTAGCTTTGAACAAGGCGAGAAAGGTAGAGAGTTTAGTTATCAGACTAGACAAGGCCGAACCCGTATCTATGGCGGCAAGGTGACAGAGAACGTATGCCAAGCTGTTGCTCGTTGTATAATTGGCGAGCAGATGTTACTGATAGCCAAGACATACAAAGTTGTTATGACAGTACACGACAGCATCATATGTTGTGTACCCGAAGATGAGGTCAATGAAGCACAACAGTTTATAGAAACGTGCATGCGTGCAGTGCCTAGCTGGTGTGTGGGTATGCCACTTGACTGCGAGAGTGGTGTTGGTAAAACATATGGGAGTTGTGGATAATGGATAAGATAGTGATACCCACTGCGGCAATACGTAAGTGGAACGAACGGTACAATCCCGAGGCTAACAAGCCACCACGTAGGCATACTCACTGTATGCACTGCGAGGATCTGGTATCAGAATATGGCTCGCCCGTCCCATTGGTGTGCTATATTTGTAATCAAGAAGAACAAGCCGATCAACGTTATGACGAGATGTTTTACGAATGAGTTTAGTACCGTGGTCATATAGTAAGCTAAAGGCATTTGAAACGTGCCCTAAGCAGTTCTATCACATGAAGATACTCAAGCAGTATCCGCAGAAAGAAACTGATGCTATGCGTTACGGTACAGACGTGCATCTCGCGTGCGAAGAATACATACGTGACAACAAACCACTACCAAAGAAGTACGGGTACGTCTTACCCCCACTCGAAGCTCTCAAGCGTAAGAAAGGTAAGAAGTTATGTGAGTACGAGCTTGGGTTGACTGAGGATTTACAACCTTGTGGATTTAAAGACAAAGATGTGTGGTTCAGAGGTATAGCTGACTTAATAATACTCAACGAAGAAGATAAGCTGGCATGGGTGGTGGACTACAAGACAGGTAAGTCGGCACGGTATGCAGATAAGAACCAACTGGAGCTAATGGCTCTTGCAGTATTCAAACATTTTCCAAACATAGAAAGAGTAAACGGTGGGTTATTGTTTGTTGTGTCTAAAGACCTTATCACAGATACATATACACGCCGGCCCCGGGAGCAACAGATAACTACCAAGTATCTCAACAAGTTCTCACAAATGGTTATCGCATCAGACAACAACGTATGGAATCCAAACCCCAGCGGTTTGTGCCGTGCATGGTGCGAAGTACTAGAATGCGCACACAACGGGAGGAACTAATGCCCTATAAGAATCCAAAAGACAGAAAGAAACAAATCAACCCACCAGTGGGTAGCAAAGCGCATAAAGCACGCATGGAACGACAGCGTGCTAGGCGTAAGTTTGATAGAGAAAACGGTTACGAAAAACGTAAAGGCAAAGACATATCTCATAAAAAGTCATTGCACAACGGTGGTACAAACGCTGATGGCTACAGAGTAGAAGATAGTAGTACAAATCGCAGTCGCAATTACAAGAAGAAAAAGAAATGAAGATATTTAATAACAAAGCCATAGTATTGAACTTACGTAACCCAGAGAAGGTAACAAACGTCATACCTAAGAGTAAGACGTTAGGTGGTAACGAAGTAGTAGTGAACTGGGGTGTAGACGAAGCCAAAGCACTACGCAACATGAACATAAAAGCACCAAGCCCTATAGAGGGTAGGTACAAGTGGACGGGTAAGTACGAGCCGTTTGACCACCAAAAGAAGACCGCCGGTTTCTTGACGATGAACAAACGTGCGTTTTGCTTTAACGAGCAGGGCACAGGCAAGACTGCTAGTGCGATATGGGCGGCGGACTACCTAATGAAACAAGGCAAGATAAACAGAGTGCTTGTTGTTTGCCCGTTATCAATTATGGACAGCGCATGGCGTGCTGACTTGTTTACCTTTGCTATGCACAGGAGTGTGGACGTAGCACATGGCGCAAAGGACAAACGCAGAAAGATAATAGAGGGTGGCGCTGACTTTGTAATTATAAATTACGATGGTGTGGAGATAGTACGGGACGTGATAGCTGACGGTGGGTTTGATTGCATCATTGTAGACGAGGCCACGCACTATAAGAATGTACAGACCAAGCGATGGAAGACCCTTAGCCTACTAGTCAAGCCCGACACATGGTTGTGGATGATGACTGGTACGCCAGCGGCACAAAGCCCAGTAGATGCGTATGGTCTAGCCAAACTAGTCAATCCAAAGGCCGTGCCTAAGTTCTTTGGTTCGTTTCGTGACCAAGTTATGTTTAAACTTACACAGTTTAAATGGGTTCCCAAAGACAACGCTACTGACACCGTATTTAAGGCACTGCAACCCGCTATACGTTTTACCAAAGAAGAATGTCTTGACTTACCGCCGATGGTATACGTCAAGCGTGCGGTAGAGCTTACTGCTCAGCAGAAGAAGTATTACAAAATATTAAAAGAACAAATGATTATGCGTGCCGCAGGTGAGGAGATAACAGCCGCCAATGCCGCAGTGTCAATGAACAAACTACTACAGATAAGCGCAGGCGCAGTGTACACGGACAGTGGAGACTCGTTAGAGTTCGACATCAAGAACCGATACAAAGTATTGCGTGAGGTCATAGACGAGTCAAGTAAGAAGGTGTTGGTGTTTGTGCCATTCAAACATGCCATAGACATACTGACTGATAGGTTGCGCAGTGATGGCATTAGCACAGAGATTATTCGTGGTGATGTATCAGCCGCAAAGCGCACCGAAAGGTTCAAGCAGTTCCAAGAAGCAGACGACCCCAAAGTGCTAGTAATACAACCGCAGTCCGCCGCGCATGGTGTGACATTGACTGCCGCAAACACCGTGGTGTGGTGGGGGCCAACATCTTCACTGGAGACATACGCACAAGCTAACGCACGTGTACACAGGTCAGGACAAGATCAGAAGTGTACTGTTGTCCAGCTAGCAGGATCGTATGTAGAGAAACGTGTTTACGCACTGTTAGATAATAGAATAGACGTACACACAAAGATGATAGACCTTTACAACGAAATGATTGACTAGTACAATAAAGTAAATTAAACTGCATGATCTATTAACTTGGAGGGAGTTATATGTCAGAAAATATCACACCAAATAAATTAGTTGCCGTGTACAAAAAGATTAGGGCTAAACGCTCTGAGCTATCGGCTGAATTTAAAGAGCAAGACAGCGTACTAGTGGCACAGCTAGACAAAGTCAAAGCCGCCATGAATGCGTTTTGTGATGACAACGGCGTAGAAAGTGTACGCACTGAAGAAGGGTTGTTCTACCGCACTACCAAAACTCGCTACTGGACTAGCGATTGGGAGTCTATGCACGGATTTATTCTTGAGCATAGCGTGCCTGAGTTATTGGATAAGCGAGTCAACCAAAGCAACATGAAACAATTTTTAGAGGAGAATCCTGATTTGGTTCCAGCAGGGCTGAATGCGGATTCAGAATATGTAGTAACCGTGAGGAAAAAATAATGGATAAGTTTGTACCAATTGAGAAGATAGCTGAGCATTTCAGCGTATCAGTATCAACAATTAGAGCTTGGGTACGCAAGAAAGACATACCTGAACACACGTATGTAAAGGTGGGTAACACTTACCGGTTTAGTTTAGATAAGGTGGCCGATGCTTTGTTAGGTAAGGATACTTACTTCGACCCTGATGAGGACGTGTAGTGCATAAACTAAGCATACGAGGTAGTACGTTCTCTCCACACGGCGATGCTGTAGAAGTTGTTATAGTCAATGCCGCAAAGGTATCACGTGCCTACTTTGTTAATGCGTTTGACGATAGCAAGACAGTTGCACCAACGTGTTGGTCTGTTGATACACAACGTCCAGACGCCGGGGTTCCTGAAACACAACGTCAAGCCACTAGATGTTTAGATTGTAAACAAAACATACGTGGTTCAGCAGGTAGAGGCCGTGCTTGCCGATTCCAACAGAAGTTGGCAGTAGCATTTGTAGATGACCTAGAAAAAATAAATCAATTACAGTTGCCAGCGACTTCTATATTTGGTAAAACAGTGGGCGGTCACATGCCTCTGCAAGAATACGTCCGACACTTATCAAAACATAATACTGCGTCGGTATCTATTGTTACCAATATCTACTTTGATAGTAGCAGTGTAGTACCAAAACTCTTTTTTAAACCTGTGTGTGGGTTAAACAAAGAGCAGTTAGAAACCGTATCTGGTATGATTGACCACCCCGATACGCACGAAGCAATAACCTCTGTTGTACAACAGAGCGCAACCTCGTCACCTTTCGATTCTGTCGAAGGTTACGTTTATAAACCAAACCATTCTTAGGAGAATGCGCATGTACTTAGTAAACAATGTAGAAGCACTATACCCCCGCATAAACAAGACTTACCGTTTTGATAATGCAGAAAATCGTTCCGTAGCTTGTGACCCGTTAGACGATGGCGCGGCATATGAAATGTCATTTGTCATGTCTAAAGAGCAAGCCAAAGAACTGTTCGCCGAAATGGCTAAAGCATACGAAGAAAAGCGTGAAGACAAATGGCCAGCTAAGTTAGAGATGCCGTTTGCTAAGAACGATGACGGTATGTATGTAGGTAAAGCCAAGCTCAAAGGGGCGTATGGTAAAGACGTTACCAACAAACCTATGCAGTGTGACGCACGAGGCACTGAACTACCTGATGACTTCTTGCTCACCAGTGGCAGTACAGTAAACGTGGCTGTTGTATTTATACCCTACAACATGCGTGACCACGGCGTGTCACTACGGTTAAAAGCTGTACAGGTCGTCAAGTACGTACCGATGCAGAAGTCTAACCCATTCGGTGCAGTAGAAGGTTTTACTGTAGGTGAAGCCAACCCATTCTCGGACACTACCAATGCCGCAAAGGTTGAGGAAGCAACTGCTGACGTGTTCGGTGAAGAAGAACCCGAAGCACCACCAAAGAAGAAAGCTAAGAAAGCCGCACCAAAACCAAAAGATAGCGATGAGGACTTAGGCTCAATCATTGATGATTGGGACGACGAGTAACTCTAGTTGACCGTGGGGGGATTACCTCCTGCGGTATTTTTTGGTCTTGGAGAATGGTATGAACGCGAATGATTTTTTAAATAAAATCTTAGCGGAGGGGAATTACTACTGTCTGTTAGCATTAAAAGACGGTGGTAAGCAGTGGGAAAACCGCAAGCAATTATTTTACAAAACAAGAGATGCACTGGTTGAGTCTGCAATGGAATGGGACAGCCGTGGGTGGGACACGTTCTACGCACTGGGTTCTTTCTCGGACAAGGGTTCACGCGGTGCTGACTTTGTAGAAAATGTAAAAGCCTTCTTCTTAGATTTAGATATTGGTGATAACGACAGAACCAAATACCCTACACGCGAAGCGGCGCTGGGCGCGTTACGTGATTTCTGTAAACAAGTTTCTCTACCTAAACCTACCATTGTGGATTCGGGGTACGGACTACACGTCTACTGGGCGTTAGCCGAACCCTCTCCGGTAGAAGAATGGAAGGCCGTAGCAAACCGCCTCAAGAAGCTGTTAGTAGAAAAAGATATGTTATCTGACCCTGCTGTTACGTCAGATGCGGCGCGAGTTCTACGCATTCCTACGTGTAAGAACTACAAAGGAGACACACCAGAACACGTTAGCGTACTTTACGAGGGTGATGAAGTACCTATTGATACGTTTGCTAAATTGATTGGTATGGACTCAATACCTACGCCGGTCAAGGCCGACGACCCTATAAGTGCGTTTACTGAAGCGCTTATACGCAATAGAGAAAATAGTTTTAAAGACATAATACTCAAGACCAAAGAAGGTAAAGGTTGCGAGCAGTTAAATATTATAGCTACAGACCAAGCTAACTGTAGTGAGCCTATGTGGAGAGCAGGTCTGTCTATCGCTAAGTTTTGCAACGATGGCGAGAAGGCGGCACATATAATATCTAAAGGTCATGCTGAGTATAGTCCTGACCAAACACAAACCAAATTTGATTTAATAAAAGGGCCATACCTTTGTTCTACGTTTGATAGTAACAACGAAGGTGTATGTCCAGAGTGTCCGCACTGGGGCAAACTAAAATCTCCTATATCATTGGGTAGTAGGGTAGCAGAAGCCACAGAAAACATAGTACATGAACCTGCGGCAGACTTACCCAACGCACCAGTGTTGGAGTATGTAATACCGACCTACCCTAAACCTTACTTTCGTGGTAAGAATGGTGGTGTATATGTACGTACGTCTAATTCTGAAGGGGACATAGATGAGCGACTCGTATACCTCAACGACTTGTACGTTGTGCGGCGGCTTCGTGACGTGGAGATAGGCGAAGCCATTGTAATGCGCTTGCACTTACCGAAAGATGGTGTGAGTGAGTTCACTGTCCCACTAACAGCAGTAACATCTCGGGACGAATTTCGTAAACAAATGTCAATGCGTGGCGTAGCCGTCACCAAAATGGAGGAGCTTATGCAATATACTACAACTTGGGTAAACGAATTACAGGCGAGCACAGCGGCAGACGAAGCACACCGTCAGTTCGGCTGGACTAACGATAAGTTTGAAGCGTTCATACTAGGTAACACAGAAATAAAGGCAGACAAAATATCATTTAACCCACCGTCAACACAGACCGCAGGGTTATTCCCAGCGTTTGAGCCGAAAGGTACGATACAGGGGTGGAAAGACACTATTGACTTCTACAACCGTGATGGTATGGAGCTACACCAATACGTGTTAGGTACGGCATTTGGCTCAGTGCTGATGCCTTTCTCACCTATCAATTGTGCGGCTATGCACATACACAGTAAAGACACGGGGTTAGGTAAGACCACAGCTATGGTGGCTGGCGCGTCTATATGGGGCAACCCAGAAGAGTTGATTATCCAAGAGCAGGATACGCATGCGACTAAAATGAACCGTGGTGAGGTATACCACAACCTACCGTTGTACATGGACGAGTTGACTAACTCACACGGTAGGGAGTTGTCAGACATGGCATATCAGATTACCTCCGGGAAACAACGAGCACGTATGACCAGCGGTGCAAACCAAGAACGGCACAGAGGCACGGCATGGAAACTATTAGCAGTGACCACAGGCAACACTAGCCTTATAGAACGCATTAGTATGTTTAAGAATATGCCGAAAGCTGAGGCACAGAGGGTCATGGAGTGCCACGTCAAGAAGGTACACTTTGATACCAAAGAAGAAACAGACAAGTTTAGCGCGTCACTAAGGGAAAACTTTGGGCATGCTGGCATACCTTATGTACAATACATAATGAACAACGTAGAAGAATGCAGGCGTATATGCAAAGAAATGCAAGCGCGTGTAGATAAACTGGCAGGTCTTACAGCAGAAAACAGGTATTGGTCTGTACACGCCTCGTACACCTTAGCGGGGTTGTTTATTGCTAAAAAGTTAGGATTGA